TAACGCTTTTGAAGCGATCCCCCTGGACGTTCTATCGGACCTACGTGACTACCGACCCCGCCGAAAAAATGGAATCGGAAGAGACCGACGCTATGCGGCTTGGATCGGCGGTTCACATGCTGGCCCTTGAGCCCGAGAAGTTCGGCGCGGAATACTTGGTCTTGGATGGCCCGATCAATCCGACAACGGGCAAGCCTTACGGCAGAGACACAAAGAAATTTGAAGCATGGCTTGAGGCGTCGGCAAGTCTTAGCGAAGGGCGAACGATTCTCATCCAAGAGGAATTCGCCGAGGGTCACGCTATCGCCAAATCCTTTCAATCCCACCCTGAGATTGCGGCGATTATGGCCAGCCGAGCCGAGAAGTTTTTCGAGTTCGAGTCATTCGGTCATGCGACTGTTGGCGGCTATACGATCCCCCTAAAGTGCAAGCTAGACTTTGTTTGTCCTGAGTTAAAAGTTATTGTCGACCTAAAGTCGACCCAAGACCCAAGCGAATACGAATGGCCCTGGTCGGCTGGCAAGCTTGGCTACCATCGGCAAAATGCGATGTATATCGACATGATGGAACTACGCTACGGCGAACGATTTGATTTTTTGTTTGGCGCGGTGCGATCAAAACCGCCTTACGATTCCCACGTTTACCGACTCGGCGAAAAGTCGATTAACAAGGGACGGGAAGAATACATGCGGCTTATTGAGCAATACGCCGAACGAAAGCAATCAGGTGATTGGAAGGTCCGATCACAAAGAATGGCAACGGAGATCGAAGTAAAGACAAGAGGAGAATGACAGTGACAAAAACGACAACAGACCAACCAGCGACGGCGGTAGAGATCCCTACGGGAAAACAGCCAGCGGTAGAGATCCCGCTATCGGGCAAGCAGGCAGCGGGCGCCGTTGCGACGGTTCAAGCGGCCAGAAGGGTTCTTACGTTCCGCGAGCGGTGCTACGAAATTAGCTTCCCGATGCTCAAAAGCATGGTCGGCGAAGAAAGGGCAAAGGAGGCATCCGGGCGCGTTGCAGCGGCATTGGCTGCATCCAGGGCGGCAGCTAGAGACCCGAAGGACTTTGACCTTTGCACGGTCGAAAGCATTGGCCGGGTAGTCGCAATTTCGGCTCTGACGGGCATCTACCCTGGGACAGGGGCAACCGCTTTGGCCTATGCGATTCCCAGGCGACCCCGGCAAGGCGAAGACCCGCAGTTGACGTATCAATTAAGCCATCGAGGGCTTAACGCTCTTGCGAATCGGGCGGGGGCGCACATGGTTGCGATTCCGATCAGCCACAACGATCACATCGAGGTGACTGAGACCGGCGACGTTATCATCCGGTCAATGGACCTGGATAACCCGCCGACGACCGAAGCGGAATTGCGTGGCGTTGTGGTGCTTGTCAAGCGACTCGATACCGGGACGCTTGTTTATGCTGGATGGGTCCCGAAGAAACTCATTCACGAACGCCGAGACGTTTCGGATTCGTACAAGTACGCCGAAAGCCCAAAGGGAGATTGGTCGAAAGGTTCAAGCCCTTGGCACGCATGGTACACCCCGCAAGCGATGAAGACGGCGATGCACTACGCAATAGCCCGAGGCTGGTGCGTCATTGACGATACCGATGCTCAACGGGCTTTATCGGCTGACGTCGAGAGCGATATCATCGACGTTGAATCCAGGCCACTGGATCGCGTAAAACTCACCCGCAACGAACTACCAGCGATCGAGGGGCCAGCGGAATGATCGAGTCAATTTACGGGCTCAAGGTGTTTATTGACGATCGGATTTGCGTCAAGGTTGAACGAACGCAAGTTCGGTTTCCTAGGTCAAGCAAAGTGAGGATTCGCAAAAAGTGGGCAAAGCAACGAAAGAACTTTACCGAAAAGGTGGCTCATGTTGCATACCGACAAGGGCGAAACCTTTTTGTGTCGACCGAGATTTACAAGTCGCTCAAAAATGGATTGGTCGACGAAATGAAAACGCACCCGCTTTTTGGTAAAGAGGGGCCAGCGGAATAGCGAACCAGGATCGGCTCGGCGGCGAAAGCCGCGAAAGCAGGTCGCGATTGGTAAGACGACCGTAGCGGGTGGGAGTCCCGCGAGATCCTTTTGCTGGTGCCGTCCAGCGGCCAAAGCGGAAACGTAAAGGCGCAAAAAGCGGAGACAGCCGGAAAGACTGCGAGGATCGTCCAGGGGATCAGCCAATGATCGCTACATGCGGCGTGCTGAGCAACTGCCCAAGGTTGCCGATCCTTTTGCCAACCCACTTCGGGGCGGCGTATGGAGGTGAATGATGAAGGTTACAGTTCAGATTGGACTTAGGAGCGACAAGGTATCTACAGCCCTGAAAAAGGATGTCGAGTTGTCTTGCTTGCCAGTTGTTGGTAGTTGGGTTTTGGTTGACGCGGACATAGACAACCTTTCGTTTAAGGTCGGTTTTGTCGATGTTTACGTCGATGAAAACCGGGCTTTTGCTGGGTGCGAGCCAATGACATGCGACGTTGACGGGGCTTTTGAGAGCTACCTTGCAAGCCTTCGGGCGAAAGGATGGAGGTAATGGAATGGTTTCTCGTGCTTGTTGTGTTGGTTTTAGTTGTTTGCTTTACTTTTTCTGCGTAGGTTGCAAGGCGCAACCTGTGCGGTATGAGATCGCTCAAGTTTACTAGGAGGTCCAAGTGACATGGCTCATCGTATTTTTTGTTTTTGTGTGCTTGGTTGTTTTGGTTTTTTCCTAGGGTGCAAGTCGCAACCCGCAACGTATGAAATAATCGAGGTTTCCAATGGCTCGGAAGTGCTCCCTATGCACCGATCAATTCGTTACGGCCAAGGTCGACAAATGCCCGAAGTGCATCGACCTTACGGAGCTTGGGTACGATCGATTTGCGATCCTCAAGATGCACGCCAAGCGAATCCCGAGTCGACGGCAACGGTATTTGGATCGGATCGAATACCTGCAAAATATTAAGCGTTTTTGGTGCTCACGGTGCAACGTGCCCTTGAGCGTTCCGGTATGCCCAGTTTGTAAACCGAAAGGGTTTTAAGATGAGTAAGATCGAGGATTTTTGGGAAAACGCAACGGCTGACGATGTTGCGCGGGTGATGAAGGGCGAAACGGTTGAGGCTAGGTTTCGGGGTGATAGCCTGGACGGGTGGAAGGAATCAAATCTCGCTGGATGGAGCAAGCTAGACCCTCTGGACGTTGCAGTTTGGGCGGGGCGTGGATTGGGAAACCACTATCGATATTGCCAAGTCTACCGAGAGCCCTCCTGGTTCACCAACAAGCCCGATCCGGGGCTGGGGTATCGGTTGCTGGAAAAGTTTCCCGACGAGGAATTGAAGCCGGGGGATGAGTATTTTGACCAAGCAACCACAAGGTGGCGATGTTCACTTAACGCGAAAGCTGGGCAGCCACAACCCGAAAAGGTCTGGTATCGCCGACGCATCGAGTCGGCACCGCCCAAGTTTGCCGTTGGGCAGACGGTGCGGGTCATTGGGCCGAAGGAAAAACCGGCGTTGCATTGGGGCAAGGAAATGGATCGCCAGATTGGCTTTGCTGGCGTCATCCGAAACAACCTTCTGTACGAGGATGGTGAAAGATTTTACAACCTCGAAGACATCGGAATTTGGTGTTTCCGCGAAGACTATCTAGAGCCGGTGGAAGCTGAGCCGAAGCACTACGTTTTGCGGGTCGGCGACAAGGCAAATATCTCGAACGGCCAGACGATCACGATCACAGAAAAAGGCTTTGAGGTGACGCAGTGAAATACCAAACGATCGACGCTATTTACGGATCGATTTTGCTTACGATGGTTTTGACTATTGCCGGATGCGCAGTATTCGACACGGTCACCTCCAGCGACAGCGAACCCCAACGCTACACCGTTCACTTCGACGGCATCGACTACCAAGATTTGACGCGAATCGGTAGCTTTAGTCACGGGACCAGCTACAAAACCAAAGCGGGCAAACGTATTGAGTTCCACGGCAATTTTTACGAGGTTGAGCAATGACACAATGGCAAGCAACAACTAGAGGCGGGCATCAATACCGGATCACAGCAAGGACCTTTGGTGCAAAATATCCTATTATTGGCGAGGTGACTGATTTGGGAATGGCGATCCCCGTTTCCTGGAGGGATGACGGCAGGCAGGCATCGGACGGCGAAAGCCCATACGACCTACTCCCCATCGAACCAGAGGCCCCCAACCCCGCGAAGGTGCGAGTCGATTTGGCCCTGGCGGCGATGGCGTACAAGCTAGCTTCCGACGCAACGCAAGCGGCTATGGAAAGAGAAAGCGATGCCGATGAAAAACTTCGAGAGGCTATGAGGGCGTGCGGTAAGGAAAACGCTTTGATCTCGATTCACGGCGAACTATTTCTGTTTCAGATCGACGAAGACGGCTGTATTTTTACCGAAAAAACGGAGGTGCTTTAATGAGGCAATGGAAAGAAACGACACGCGGCGGCTACTGGGTGCGGGGCATCGAGCCGGTCGATAGTGAGGGCTCGCACTATGAGTTACGCGGGGAAGTCGGCAATCACAGCAACGAACCGCCAAGCGAAGATCCGGCCGACTGGACTCGGGAAACGTGGCGTAGCGATGGGCGGTATTTGGTTGAGAAGGAAAGCTCTATGGATTTAATTGAGGTGCAAATGGAACCAACACTTAGCAGCGACGAAATTCAAGTCTGGTACGTTAGACCGAACAAGCAAGGGGAGGACAACGAGATTGTGTCCGACAATCGAGACGAAGCCGAGGACTATGCTAGGCATGTTTTAAGCAATCTTTTCGACGACCTAGACGACGACTGCGAGAAAACGGTAACTATTCGGCGCGGAAAGATGCTACGCAGCAAATACGAAAGCTTGGAGGATTGTTAATATGATCTACATCTACAAAGCCGAATTAATCCGCGTAGTCGATGGCGATACCGTGGAGCTTATGATCGACCTTGGATTCAGTCAATTTACCAAGCAAACGATGAGGCTCTACGGCATCGATGCACCGGAGATGAATACCGCTGAGGGCAAGGAGGCTAAGGCGTGGCTACGGGAGGTACTGCAACCCCTTGAGGCGATCTACGTGGAGACGTTACAGCACAAGACAAAGGCTAAGCGTGATAAGTACGGTCGGTTTCTGGCGGTGCTTTACGGCGACCTTGGCGACCTTCGGGCAAACCTACCGCCGAAAACACTTGCTGTCGAATCGATCAACGCTCGAATGATTGTCAGAGGTCACGCAAAGGAAAGGTACTGGTAAATGAACCCCTACCAACCCCCTGACGACGAAAGCCAACTCGACCGGATCGAGCGTAAGCTAGATAGGCTGAATGGCGAATTTGCGCTGACGCTAATGACGGGCGCGATTATTGCGACGGCTTGCCTGTTTGCGCTCGAGGTAATGCGGGTCAATGGATTTAAGTTTTAAGTTTCAATTCTTTGGAGGTGGATGATGAATCGCGAATGGGAAATAAAGTTTAAGCCAGGGCAGACCGTAATTCTCGACAAGAGCGGCATTCCTTGCGAAGTTCAGATCGAGGGGGTGCGTTGCCATAAGTCAATCGACTGGGAGGTTATTTACGATGTTCGGGAGATTGGCTCAAGGGTGGGCTATCCGGCGAGCCAAAAGAATCTGAGCGGGAAGCCAGCGAAGAAACTAGGTCTGCAACCCTAACCGATTAAAAGGCTACTCGATGGAAACCAACAGAATAATTTGCGGCGACAATTGCGAGGTGATGCGAACCATGCCGAGCGAGTCGATAGATTGCTGCGTTACTTCGCCTCCCTATTGGGGATTGCGCGACTATGGCCAGGACGGGCAAATAGGGCTTGAGCCTACGCCACAGGCATACGTTGCTCGAATGCTCGAGGTATTCCGCGAAGTCAAGCGGCTTTTGAAAGACGACGGAACGCTATGGCTAAACCTGGGTGATTCCTATGCCAGCGGCAAAGGCACCTGCTACAACCCCGGCGGCGGCGATTCTTCGCTCGGCAAAGAACGCAAACGCGCGGGAGCGCATCCGTTAAATCGCGGCAACAAGTCAGACCTGACCGCGCAGGGGTTGAAACCCAAAGACCTTGTCGGCATCCCCTGGCGCGTTGCGTTTGCATTGCAAGCCGACGGCTGGTACTTGCGGCAGGACATTATTTGGCACAAGCCGAACCCGATGCCCGAGAGCGTCACGGATCGATGCACCAAGGCGCACGAGTACGTTTTCTTGCTTAGCAAGTCGGAGCGGTATTACTACGATGCCGAAGCGATTAGCGAGGAAGCGGTATGCGCCGGAGTCCCCCAGTCGTTTGACACCCCTTACAAAAACGCTGGGCGCGGTAGCGGCAAAAAACCAAGCGGAAACGAAAAGCCCGGCAGCGTTCCTGTTGTTTATAACAGTCGCAATCGTCGCTCCGTATGGACCATAACGACAAAGCCCTACAGCGGGGCGCACTTCGCGGTAATGCCTGCCGACCTAGTTAAACCTTGCATAATGGCAGGATGCAGGGAAGGCGGCGTTGTCCTCGACCCGTTCAGCGGATCGGGTACTACGGCGATGGTGGCTAGGGATCTTAGTTGCCGGTATGTCGGCATCGAACTTAATCCCGGCTACGTCGAAATCAGTTTGAAGCGATTGGAGCAAGGAGTTTTGTTTTGACCCCAAAGAGGCTGGTCCACCTCGGCAAAGGTGCTTGTTGTCTACTGGCAAGAATCCCGCCAAGAGGAATTTCCTCACGGACTGGTGCGCGGTACGAGCCGGGCTTATCACCTAATCGACCGTCGGCGTAGCTGGGACTAACCTCCAACCGCTTGCCACAGGGCCGTCCGTTCTAACGGGCGGGCGGCTCTTTTACGCTCCGTGTGGGGCGATTGTTTAACTTGAAAGGAAATATGATGGCATCAATCAAAGACGTAATCGAAGGATTGGAGATACTTGCAAAAACGGCAGCGGTCCCAGTTTTTCTGGCCGAGCAAGGATCGACCGACAGGCGACAGGCTCACTTAGGCGGTGCGTATGACGATATCATTTTGGGGCCAGAAGCGGACCCGAGCGAAGAGGATAAGGCCAGACTGGACGAAATTGGATGGTATTTCGATGACGATTCAGATTGCTGGGCGCGGTTCGTTTAGTGTGGCGTTGGGTTGATTGTTAGCTGGTAACTTGAAAGGAAACATGATGGCAGAATCGAAATTTACTCCAGGGCCGTGGGTGGCGGAGAAAGCCACTAAGGGTTGTTCCGTTTATTGGTGGATATGCACCGAGGATCAGTTTGTTGCTCGCACTAGCCATATTGGTATTTCCGCGCAAGAGCAGCAAGCCAACGCCGAACTTATGGCCGAAGCTCCAAGGCTGCTGGAGGTGCTGCGGAATTTGTTGGCGTACGCGGAGATCCCTCAAAGCTGGGACGGAATCGACGAAGCGGAACAGGCTTTCACCGAGGCCCATGAGATGCTTGAAAAACACTGCGGCTAGATGGCGTCCAGAGTGGCTGGAGTTTTCAAGGATTTAATTTACGTTACAATTCACGCATCGGACTGACCGCCGAAACAAAACAAACAACCCCTCCCGCTGTCGTGTCTCGATGCATCTGCATCCTCGGCGGTCAAAACGATGGCGGGAGGGATTTTTAAGAAAAGGAAAGCCCATGAAAACAATCGGGGTAGGGAAATCCAGCCGAACACCGTTCAAGCATTTTTTGCTGAATGAGTCAGTCGGCAAGATCGCGGGCGTATTGTCCAACGATAGCGCGAATGTTCCATGTAAAGCCAATCCGTTCTACATGGTGGATTTATGCGGCGGTGACGGCCATGAACCAGAGGACGGATCGCACCAAGCATCGCCAAGAATCTTGAATAAACACGGCGAGTATTTGTCCTCGAGGGGTTTTGGTTTTAGTCTCGACGTTATCGAGAAAGATGCTTACACCTTTGACCGGCTGACGCGAAACTGTAGCTACATGAACGCAAGCAAGGTAAGGCTAATCAATGGCGATGCTCGAGAGTATCGCTTGCCACCATTGCAGCATAACCAAGCGGCTTACGTTCATTGCGACCCGAACGCGGTTTCGCATATGCCTTTAACGGGGCCTTTCGTCGATTCCTGGAATCGTCACACAACATTCCTAGTTACCCTTGGGTGCAACGTCGGGGGGGCTAAGCGGATGTCTTACGAGGATCGCCTTGGGTGGTTCGAGTATGTCCGGATGTTGTCGCAACACCTCCCGCGAAACCACGATGCGATGCTGTTTTGGTTGCAGAGTGACGCGGCGATGTGGGCTTACTTACTGAGTTTCCCGAAAACGTGGGCTGGCAAATTTCAGGAACTAGCGACAAAGAAAGCCTCGAAGTTTTGGCCCAAGGGCGTTGGCTCGGCTAGCTATCGACTCGAGCACGCAAAGTTTACCGATCAAGTCCAGCAGCTATTTTTAACCAAAGAGGAATACAATGATCGAAACGCTTAACGATATTTTGGTCCACTACCCTGAGATTTCTGGAATTCATCCGGCTTGCTTGGCGGTTCCGGAAATCAGCGACGACGACCGCGAAAAGCTCGAGCAAGATATCGCATCGAAAGGGTTGCTTGAGGATATCTTGCTGACGGCAAGCGGCGAACTACTCGACGGCAGAAACCGATTGATGGCTTGCTATCGGGGCAATGTTGAGCCGAGATTTACCAAGACAAACTCGGACCCTTGGGATGTTGCATTTTCGAGAAATATCGCTCGGCGGCACTTGAGCACGAAACAATTAGCGGTTTTCGGGCTTGCTTGGGTGGAGCACGAAAAGCAGGAAGCAAAGTTAAGGCAGAGACGCAAGCCTGCCGATTCTGTTCCGGTAATGTTTCCGGAACAAAAAGGTGATTCCCGCGAAAAGATTGGCGAACGGGTTGGGACCAGCGGCAGATCCATCGACAAGATCGCGGCGGTTGCGGAGCACGCACCTGAGAAGCTAAAGGATGATTCGACCCTTGAGGAAGCTTACAAAGAGGCTCAAAAAGTCAAGAGGCAGAAGGCGGCTTTGCCTATTGAGAACCCATCGCCACCATCGGAAAACCTAGTTCCGATCATTACCGCAAAAGGCAAGGAATCACTAATCCCGATGCCAAAACGGGTGGTTTTCAACCAGACAAACGATTCGGTAGACTGGGCATCCTGGACCTGGAATCCGGTTACAGGGTGCGAGCATGGTTGCAAGTTTTGCTATGCTCGAGAGATTGCCCATTCCGAGCGAATGGCCGACTACTATCCGAACAAGTTTGAGCCGACCTACCACGGCTACAGGCTGGCAGCGCCCAGGAACACCTCCAAGCCTGAATCAAATGACCCTCGAGACGGGCGGGTGTTTGTTTGCTCGATGGCCGATCTATTCGGCAAGTGGGTCCCAGATGCCTGGATCGAGTCGGTTTTCGATGCTTGCCTAAAGTCCCCGCATTGGGAATATCTCTTCCTTACCAAGTGGCCGGCAAGATACTCGAGGATGCCTTTGATCCAAAATGCTTGGTACGGCGCATCGATTATCCAGCAATCCGACGTAAAGCGGGTTGAAGCGGATATGCAAAAGATTACCAGCGACAAGGTGATTCGATGGATCAGCCTAGAGCCGATGCTTGAGCCGATCCGGTTTGACGATATTGGCTGGTGCGATTTGGTTGTGATTGGATCGCAGACATCAACCAACCAGCCAGACGGCAGGGTTGAAGAATTTGCGCCTGAGTTCGATTGGGTTTTTGATGTTGTGGCTCAATGCAAACAGGCCGGTGTTCCGTACTACCTAAAAGAAAACCTTGGGCTATCCAGGCCAGGAATGAAGCTACCGAAGGGACTCCCTCGAGGGTACGCAAAATGAGCTACGCGACCTACAGCCAATACTTAGCAACCGATCAATTCAGATGGGCTTGCGGTATTGTCGACGAAAGATCCGGCGGGCAGTGCGAGCATTGCCGGACCGCTCGAGCTACTGAATTCCACCATGTTCGGTATTGTAAATGGGGTCAGTACGACCCTCCGGAGAATCTCGAGCATCTTTGTCATGCTTGCCATTGCGATAAGCACAGGTGCCAAAAATGCGGCGAGGTTGCATTAAATGCGAAGCAGATCAAGGCAGGGTCTACTATTTGCGAGGGCTGCAATCATGGCCGGTGACTGGATCAAGATTGAGCATGGCCTATTGGGCAAGCCCGAAGTCATGCTACTGGCCGACACGCTCGACACTTCACCGCATGAAGTGGTGGGGCATCTAGTCGCGTTTTGGCTATGGGTCGACCTGAATTTGTCCCCGGATTGTCCCCAAGTGAAGGGGACAAAAAAGGGACTAGATAGGGTCGCAGGGAGGGACGGGTTTGCAGACGCGCTAGTTTCGGTCGGCTGGTTGTACGTCGAGGACGGCGTAGTTTCGATTCCTGGGTACGAGGTTCACCTGTCGAAAAGCGCGAAAGAACGTGCAAAAGGCCAGAAAAAGAAGGCTATGCAGCGGATAAAACTGTCCCCTAGTAAGGGGGACAAACCGGGGGACAAAACCGGGACGGAACAGGGGACCAGAGAAGAGAAGAGAAGAGAAGAGTATTCAAATATAGATAACTTGCCCGAATGGCTAAAAAAGGATTGGCTCCGATGGCTGGACTTCCGATTCGCCAAAGATGGGCAGTGGATGCCGGAGGCTCAAGCCGATGCTGTGATTATGGACTTGCTCCGAAGGGGTGAAGCCAAGGCCCTGAAGGACATCGAGTTTTCGATCCGTATCGGGGCTAAGAATATTTGCCATGACGACGGCGGGCAGGGGATGCTAAATACTGGCAGCGGCAAGGGTGGATCGACGGCAGGGACTCAATCCGGCAGAAAGCTATCGGCAGCGGAAAAGACGGCTCAACTACTGGAGGACGTAAAGAATGGACTTGTCTGAGAATCGGACTTTCTTCTTGGAAGTGGCGTTAATCCACTTTCCAAGCCTTAACACGTATTTGACTAGCGCGACCCCAAAACTAATAGCAACGCTTGATGCTTGGTCGATTACGCTTAGGGACGTAACAACTCAAGAGGCTATTTCGGTTGTCCATCGGTGGAGTCGCGACGAATTGCCAAGACCGAATTTTCACGAACTAGGCGATTTCGCTCTGCACCTTCGAGCGGTTGTCTTGCAGGATCGAGTCAACGCACGCAAGACTCAATTGGTTGATATGATCCGGGACAGGGAGCAACCGGCAGGAAACTACAGTCATGTTTCGCTACGTCCATTCATTGCTAGGGTGCTTGAATCGGGAGAATTGTGCAAGCTAGGCAAGATTACCAAGCAAGAACACTACGCGACGCGAGACCAAGTCTTAGCGGATTTGGCGGCGGCTCAGGTGCGACGATGAACGACGACGAAAAGATCCGCAAGCTCCAGGACAAAGTGTACTGGTTGGAATTGCGGGTTAAGATTTTACAGGAAAGAAACAAGGAGCTTAGGCAATGGATCACGAAATTGACAAACAAGAACCATCCAGCACGGAGGGCGGGCAAGTGAAAGCAGGCGATAAGGCTTGGGTCAAGGTTATCGTAGAGGAGTTTGTGATAGGAGGGGTTCGAGTTCAAGGCTTGTGTGGAGGTGGCTTTTGGACGGTAGTAAGCGACCTGCGATCCGAAGCGGAAATGCTCGACGCGAAGGAATTAACATCGAAACACAACAAAGGAATCGAGGTGCAAGGTGAGTGAGTTAAAAGTAGGCGATAGGGTTTGGGTTCAATGCGAGGTGAAGGAGGCTACGCATCACAGCGTGCGTATTTGCTTTGATGGCGTCAACTGGTTTTGGGTTGGCAGGCAAGACTGCCGACCCGTCGAGCCGCCCAACTGTCCGGAAATCCCGAATAGTTTGAGCGAGCCACTGGCGGTTGGCGATGCGGTGCGATTTGTTTCGCCCGGGCATAATCGGCACGGGACGGAAGGCGTTTTGAAGTCGATCCACCACGGGCCGAAGAACGCTTACCTGTTCGTTTCCAATTGCGGCCAGTTCCATCGCTATTGCACGGTCAAAGAGCTGGAGCGGTTCCCTTTTCTTTGCATCAATGAGCATCAAGAGCTGAGTGGACAATGGGACCAATGCCGAATCGAGGCGAGCGAATGAGTAAGTTTAGAAAAATCACGGAGGCCGAAGCAGCGGCGATTGCAAGCGGCAGCCAAGCCGGAAGAATGCTAGTCATGGAATGCGGGTTGCTTCGCGAGTTGGTAAAGGCCAAGGACGAGTACATCGCTTGCTACAAAACAGGCAAGCGACCTAGCGAGAAACTTTTCACTAGGCTTGAGCGGCTGATTCAGGAGGTGGGCGAATGAGCGACAAGGCAACGCTAAGATCTGTGTGTATTACGTTCGAGCCTCAAGACCTAATGAACTTTGAGCCGCTAGGCCAAGACACGATCAAGTTTACATCCCCAAGGATCGCTTTCGGCGAGCCTCAAGAAATCAAAGTGACCTACGAGTGGCAACCTAGCCCAATTTTCTATGTTGGGCGCAAGGTGCGAATCGAGGGCGTTCTTTGCAAGGTTTGCTCAGTCGAAAAGGACGGGTCGATTACGGTTCAAAGGATCGAGGAGGCGGGCGAATGAAAATCTTCATACCAGGCGACCCGATAGCGCAACCACGGGTCAAGGTCTCGACGAAAGGCGGCTTTGCAAGAGCATACACAGAGCGAGACCATCCGATTCACGCCTACAAGCAAGCAATCAGGCTAGCCTATGTCAACGCAGGCGGCGAAGTGCTGGAGGGGCCGGTTGAAATTCGTATCGTTTGTTGGTTCGACCGACCTAAGAGCCACAGCAAGAAGCGACGGCAACAGCCAGAGCCAAAGACCACAAAGCCCGACCTAGATAATCTTGGCAAGGCAATCCTCGATGCACTTAACGAGATCGCCTACAATGACGATGGGCAGGTTTGCAGGCTGACGGTCGAGAAGTGGTACGTTGGTTCATACGAGCCGTATGATTCGACCGGAACGATCGTCGAGGTAACCCAATGACCAAACGCAAAAACATAATCCAAGACCCGAAGTTTTGGGCGGCGATAGACAAAATCCGAGAGCCAAAAGGCTGGACGACAGCGCACGCTCTTTTTGTCGCGGCTAACGCTTATTTTGGGCTCCACCAAGAGCGACCCGGGCGAGGGCGGCCAAAGTCCAAGCCGGTGGCTAGGAAGCGGCAAAAGCGAAATTCTGGCCCCGGTGATTGTCAAGCCCCTTGACTGGGGATAAGATGTTGGAAAGGAGAAAAACCATGAACTTAGGCGAACTTGTCAAGAGCAAGCGATTTTGGGCGGCAGCGGCTACGATTGCCGTGGTTGTCCTCAAGGATCGCGTACCACTGTCCGAAGATCAAATTCAGCAACTTGTTTGGGTAATCGGAGCCTGGATCGTTGGCGATTCGGTTCGACCCCTACCCAAACCCGATGAGGTGGCAAAGTGAGTCGAGTTAAACTATCAGACCGATTCGCAGCACGCCGAGCGGCTAGGGAAATCTGGATCGCTAGCAAGACCGATGCCGAAGTGGCCAAGCTGGTAAAACAGGCGGTTGAAGGCGATGAAGACGCGCAAAAGCTTCTCTTTGCGACTCATCCGGAAATGCCGGTCGGCATTGATCCGGCTACGCTGTTTTTGCTTATTCAGATCGCTTTGAAACTTTGGATTTGGTGGCAACAAAACAAGGTTGAAACCCCATCGGCAACGGTCGGAGCGGGCGAACCTTTCGACGAAAGCGACGACGAATAACCCCTAGCCAACCCGAACTTTTCCGATGCTAGGGGCTCGGTGAGTTGGCAGGGGGCAAACTGGAGTGACGATGGCTAAGCAAAAAGACAACTGGATTCCTTGGGTAATCATTGGGGGGCTTGCCTTCTACGTGTTTAGCCAACAGCCAAAGGAGGGGGGTGATCCTAAGCCGGCGGGGGTAACGGCGGTTGTCCGGTCGACAATCCCAAGCATTCGAGCGGCGTACAAGCAAGCTTTCCTGGATGCGGCAGCGAAGATCGAAACCGGCGAAATTGCCAACCAAGAGCAATGGACCAAATTCATCGAGGAGAATGCGGGAGCTAAGCGAATCGAGGCAATGAACAAAGTCTACACGGCGATCGATGAGCTAAAACTACCAGTGACGTTTGCGGGGCGTGAAGCGGAAATAGCACGAATCAACAAAGAAATAGCGGGGGCGTGGTAGATGATCGAAAAAATACTGGAACGGCTCTTTTTTGCGTTTATGTGTTTCGTCTGCATCCTCATGATGATATGCGCGGCTTCACTAGAAAGGGAATGGTAACATGAACGAACTGGGGTTGCTTACTTGGTACATCGTTCAGCTTGTCCTATGGGCAGGGCCTTTTGGCGTTGGGGCATTCTTGGCGGGGTGCTTCTTCTCGGGCTATTTCTTAGGCCTCAAGGTGTCGAGGCTCAAGCGATCCAATCCGATGGGGGCCCAGAAGCTCGATCATATCAAATACGATATACTTACCGATGGCACCTTGGGCCCGGGTGACAATCGAGGGCTGGAGGATTCGGAATGAAACGGACAAGGCGGTACGCAGCCAGGACGGTTTTGTTTGTGTTGCTTGTCGCGGCGTCTCCGTTTGGGATGCTTCACGCTTTTTTTGATTGGATGCTGGATCGATTCGATCCGTATATTGAAAGCCTGGAGGCCATCGCCAATGACGACTGAGTTTACAGGCTACGACCCCACAATCGAGAACCGCGACGAGATCCGAGCGACATCGACCGAGCTAGGGTTTCGCGTTGGCGATTATGAGGCACCTGAAGAAATCGACTTCCGCAAGCTTATCAGGCACGACGACCAATCGCGGATGAATTCCTGCGGGGCCTTTGGTAACACAAGTTGCGGCGAGGGCCTTTGGGCCTTAGGTCACGGCGAAATGAGTGACGAGCGGCAATTTTCGCAGTTATTTACCTACATCGAAACTCAGAGGAAAGACGGCAACGGACTTTTCGGTGTGGATCGAGGATCAACGGTAAGCGGCGGATTGTGGGTTAGCACGAACATCGGCTATTTGCCCTATAAGCACTTGCCATATCGGACTCCATATCCATCGAACGCGAAGACGCTTATCACTGACGAAATGCGGACGCTTGCTAGCCCCTTCAAGATTCGCTCGCACACTTGGCTAGATTCGTATGACGCAATTAAAAATTACTTCGCGTCTGGCGTTGGGTTGGGCTTTGCCGGTACTCTTTGGAACAATTCGTTTTATTCGCAAAACAAGGTGCTTGAGTCGGTCAACCTGCGAACCGGCGGCGGGCATGCTTATTGCTTGGCGGGCTACTCAAAACGCAAAGACTCCAAGGGCCGGAATTACATTTGGCGGCTAAATAGTCACGCAAACGATTCTTGGACAGAAATTGCCCCTTCGGTAATCGACCAGCTATGCCGACACGAATACACATCTATCGTCGGCGTCTCGGATTTGTCGACGCCGGGACCAAGGGCGGTTTCTTGGATGCAGTCGAGGCCACTAGGATGAACGAAAAAGGAGGGCCGGTAATTATGGTCGTTTTGTTGCTTGGATTGTTTTGGTTTTGTAGCGAACCGGCTAAGGATCCTACTCAATGCGACTTGATGGATTCGACGCCGTTGATTGAGGAGGTCGCAACTGTCAAGGAATCCTTTACAGTTCAGCCGACCGACCCGCAGCCAAGCCCCTCAGACAAGCACGAAGCAACCAAACGCGAAATCCTAGTTTTCCTAGCCCCTAAAGATCAAAAGTGCGAGCCGTGCGACCGATGGAAGCGGTGCGAAATGCAAAGATTTATGGATGCCAAGTGGGAAGTCGCTATTTTCGATGAGCCTCACAGCTACGGGCGAACGCCGACATTCGAGCTAAAATCAGGCGACAAAAAGGCGACCTTGACAGGCTACACAACTTTGGAGCAAGCAGCGGAGGCGGTGCGATGAGTTGGCTTTTCTTAGCGCAGTTATCGCAGGAAGCTCAGCTGAGCGTCACTGCGGCAGCTATGACCACTATGGGCGGTGCTGTTGCTACGATGTTTTTGTACTACATCAAGGCAAACGCAAAGACGCAAGACAACCTTGAAAAGCTTGCAATTGAAACCAAGGCGGACCTAAAGGAATGCCGAGAAGACCGCGAAGTTTTGCATAGCAAGTTTCACGAATTGGCGGTCCAAGTTGCTCAGGTGAAAAGGGATCAATAAATGAGCCAAGCACTGATCGACGAGCTTTCAAAAGCCGAATACGCTTCGATGAGCGACCAAGCGGCAGCGGATGCAATTAACGCGAAAACTGTAGCGGTACGCAGGCCTGTTGACCTTTGGATGGTGGTAGAGCATTCATCGAGGAACGGCTATCGAGCCAAGTTGGAGCTTGCGAGGACAAACGGCAACCATCCATGCCAAGAAACGGCGATCAACATTCTTGAATACATCAATTCGCCAAGGCTCCAGACGGTCGACATGGATTTACCCGCTACGCGCGGAATGGTGCAAGCCTTAGTCCAGTGTCAATTTGCTACGCAAACAATGGCCGACGAACTATTGGCCCTGGCAGATCAAACCGTTCGATGGGTCGACCATAACGGCATCGGCACGCTAGGCGTTGGATTAGTTCAAAACGCTCGAAAGATGATGAGGGCATAGCATGGCCGATATCCTTTTGGCTTACCCAGCGGCAACAGACGCAACGATCACGATTGCCAGTCTTGCAAGCGATACCAATCTACTCGCGGGGGCTGAGTCCAATTCAATCAGCAATTTAACCAATAAATACCTCGATTACTTGATTAGTGGCAAGATT